CTGCGTCGTTAGCTTGCTCTTGTAGTTCAGCTATGAAGGTCACGTATCTGCCCTCGAACAGCTGCCCACGCTCATCTAGGAAGTAGTCACTAGCGTAACTTAGAGCACCGTAAGTAATTAGGTCAGAAGCAATCTTAGCTAGGTCGTTCTCGTCAGTATCCGCTGTCATGTCTGTAAACTGAGCGTAGTAATTGAGGACGACAGAGCCACTAGACGGGTATGGATATATAAGTAGGTTTTCGCCTTCTCGGGTAAACTTGGTTGGCGTACCAGCCTCAGCGCCACTTTTCATCTCGATCATCTTAGATAGAGGCACTCGAGTTAAGTTGGTGCTACCGTGATAAATGTCGATGATTTCTAAGAAGTCGTTAGGTAACACTAGCGATTGGCTCGACGCAGTTATGTTGTACGTCTGTGTCTTTTCCATCGACGGAATGCGGAGCACACGCTGCGCTCGAGCAATCGATTGATCAATAAAGGTATCAGCCAGGGAATTGCTACAGTCCGTCCTATTGAGTAGGGCCAGGAAGTGCGCCCTGATTTCACCTTTGTTCATTTCTACCTAACTTTCTTTCTTGATGCCATGTTGTCGACCAGGTTTGGATATGGACGACCAGCTGCTTTAGCTCTAGCCTTTGCAGATGCTACTTGTGATGGTGTCATCTTCTTGCGCTGGCTTTTTGGCTTTGGGTTTTTCTTATTCCAAGGAGGGGTAGCCATCAGTTAGATCCTCTTTTCGGTTGCTAAAAAGTAGTCGAGGTTTTGGTCTCGAAGACGCTTTATGATTTCGGGGCCAGTAGCCTGGTACAAGTCGAAGCCTTCGCGCAACCATTGTTCGTGGACGGCTACAGGGATCGAGGCTGCTCTCATATATTCACCTTCGCGCTGATCCTTCGATGCATTGCGACTATCTTTGAGGTCATCTAAAAATGCTTGGCTAATCTCTTGTGTGTGCTTACGCACAACATTGCCACCCTCTTGTCGGTACTCTGTGTTGATACCTAAAAGAGTGACGTCATTATTCTTGTTATTGTCAGTCATGTGACGTGGTTCTCCTTAATGCATAAAAAAGAGACCCACCCAAGTCGCCAGGTAAGGAGAGCAGAAACCTGGTTAAAGTGACAAGGGTGGGCCTCATCTCGTGAGGTCTTATGAAAGACCTGTAATCATTCCATCGGCAGAGAAATTCATGTGTTTTATAGAATATTCGCCGACAATAAAATGTTTGTCCGAGTCACCCTGTTTACTTAAGAGTGTTCGTGAGAACGGACGTAGCACTGTTGATCGCCACATTGCTGGGTCAATCAAGAATGCATGGGTTGATATTTGGTGTCTGTTTAATGTCACCTTATATTCGCCATATGGGCTGACTATGAGGTCAATTACATTCACCAATGTTTTAGTTTGAGCAAACTCACGGTTACGCCCAGACGCAGCTGCAAAGCCAGCGACGATTTGTGCATCAGCTGGTTTGATCATCAGAACTGATGGATCTGAACCGTTGTTGAAGCAGTCTTCGCCTAGCTCAAGAAGCTTGGCTTCAGTAAGAGCGTCAGTAGCATTACTACCAGCGTCGACAGATGTTGAGATCTGTTGAGTAGCTGATGCCATCTCACGCGCAGCTGATTCCGAGCCAGTTACGGCGGCGTTATCTACGCCCACGTAAGATCTTTCAAGGTCCCTCTTAATTTCTTTAAGGGCCTTACCGAGTTGGTCATTATTGTTCGCCTAGTGTCGTTAATACTAGACCGCCCGAAGGCAGCTTATGCTTTCACATAAGATCAGACTATGTCATGTCAGGTAGTTACTGACCGATGCGCTTCCACCTACTTAGGTGTACTCCTTGCGGATAGTCGTTGCACGTTCCTCTTTCGAGGCTTCGCTCAAAGTTACCATATCTTTTGACTTAGGCTTCCTTTGAATTCACATCGTTTATACTACGCTACCATCTTTAACGCAGTTTCCTTCGCTCGGCCATAAGTAGCAATAGCGTCTGCCGTTGCACTTACTTGGAAAGCCTTGGTCAGGATTTGGGTATTGTTTGTTCGCTCAGTGGCTGGGCTTAGAGTAGCCATTGATGCGTCGGCTCCCTCGATTGCCGCATTATTCGCAGCGTTAGCCAACGAATCTTCGAGCCAGGAGTATGTCCGAGCAGAAACTTTCTCTGATCGAATTAAGCTAAACATTGGGGTATCTGTAGGAGTAATATCAGAAATGCTTGTTGTTCGCCTAGTGTCGTTAATACTAGACCGTCTTTCGACAGCTATACGTTATGCCATATAGATCAGACCATATCATCACCCTGGTTAACAGGGGCCGTGCGCTTCGGGCCACTTGGCCCTACTCCATTTCTGGATGGTCGTTGCACCTTCCTCGATGTCTCGAGGCTTGGCTCAGGATTGTCCCGTAGGATGTTCCCTGAGTTCACACGGTTTGTTTTGACAGCTTACGCTGAAAGGACACCATTCTTACTTAATGTCCGATACGTCTTCCTTCTTACCCACTTGGTCGTATGTGGAATATAAACTCATTGTTAGAGTTCCTTTTTAGATTAAATGTTAAAACGATAGTGTGATTATCGCTCCCATCTGCTTAGTAAAGCATCAGCTATGTCATCTAAATCACCAGTTCGACTTGGGTTATTCCGAAGCTTATCTTGGGCTTTCCGTTGACGTTGGGCATTTCTGTCGGCGTCAGTTTTCGGTGCCTTCGTGGTCTTCAGTACTCGTCTAGTAGTGTTCTTAGCTTTAATCACTTTGGCCTTCGCTTTCTTTGTTTGTGCAGTAGCCTTTGTTTGATCATAAAGCCTAGCTTTGTTGAGAATTTTGATGACCTGTGGGTCAACATATTGATCTACTTGTTCCTGAGGTAATCCTTGGCTGACTGCGTAGGTGCGAATGCTGTTGTACAATTCGTCACCCCAATCGGGCAGATCATTCTTCAAGACTTTGATGCACTCTGTAGCTGCTTGTTGCACTTGCTTTTGTTGTTGTGCTTGGGCGTCCTCATAGAATGCATTAGCTTCTTCTTTGAGAAACTTTAGATCTTTCTCAGCTTCCTGGCTTTCACGACGGAATGCAGCAAAATCCTCGGTGGACATCTGTCTACTTGCGACTAGCATGTCTACCTCTTGATAAGGCTTCATTCGCGCTTCCGCTCTTTCGAGAAGCTTTTGATAGCTTAGATGTGCTTTGCCAGTGGCCTCTTCGGCCTCTTTGCGTTTGGCAGCAACTTCTTGAGACTTACGGGTGAGAGATGCTTCTTGACCATGTAGACGTTTGAGATCCGCTAAGGATGCCTGTTGGACTTCGCCATCCACCGAGATTTCAACCAAAGTGTCATCAGATAACAAAACTTCAGTTTCGTCTTCTTCTTCATCTGCTTCGGGTTCATCCTGGTCTTGAGCTTCATCATTTGTATCAGGGTCCTCGTCGGTTTCTTCGACCTCTTCGTAGTCCTGTTCTTCATCTTCATTAGTATCTGACGAGGTTTCCTCGATAGTCTCTTCCTCGGGGGTTTCGTCAGTTGCCTCTTTATCGTTTTCGGCAGATAGGTTCTCACCGTCTGCCCATCGATCTAGAATGGCGTCGGTGGCATCCATGACATCATGGTATGCCTTAGGTTCATCATTTGATTGGACGTTGTTATTAGACATGGTCCTATGATTCCTCCTGGCTGTTGTCGCCTACTTCTTCAGTGGCTTGAGCAGCGTTTATTTCGTCGCGTACTGCGACTTGCTGCTTAAGTGTGTTCACCACGTCGACTACGGCTCGATAGTGGAAATAAGTGATGTTACGCTCTTTTGAGTCCTCAGGTTTACTGTTTGTAAAGTTTTGAAAGGTGGCCTCAACAAGACCGTTAATCACGCGATTGAATGGCTCGGACTTCAGTAATGTCTCTGCGTCGTCACCAGTTCGTACTAGCTCTTCTTGTTTTGCTTCTAGCATTAATAAGCTCTCCTTATTTTGTAATAGTTACTTCTTAGGTGGGCGTCCTTTTTTGGACCCATAGGTTCCTTTACCTTGTGGCACAGGTTCACTCCTCTGTTTGTGGTTGTGGGCGGCTAAAATTAGCCAGTTGGTGATGCAATAGCTCTGACGTCGTCAGCTGTTCTCGCAATCTCTAGTTCAGCATTATCGACCATCTGTTTGTGCTCGAGTTGTGCTTCTTTGAGATCCTGATTGTCAGACTGTAGGGCAAACTGTTGTTGTGCCTTCATCTGCTCTAATTGTACTTTCATTTGAGCTACCTGGGCGTCCATCTGAGCCTTCATCTCGGCTACCTGAGTTTGACGCTCTTGTAGTTCAATCTGTTTCTGTTGCATTTGCATGGCTATCTCAGCGCCTTGGTCAGGCTGCTCTGGTGGTAGCTCTGATGGTGGCGTTAAGTAATCTTTGACGTTCTTAATGCCGTTCTGCTCCATGACGTGCGTCATTAGCTTATGCTGGTTTTCTGGGGTATACATCTTAGACAAGGTTTCATCGGCTGACATGATAGCGTGAAGAGACATGTACTTCGTAGCTTCAGCTTCCTGTTCGCCATATCCTAAGTGTAGCTCGACAGTGACGTCTCGTTTCTGACCCCAGGCAGCTGGGCTTACCTCTACGAAGTCCCCAGCTATCTCTACGATCTTGGCATCTGGCTCGTTCTCGACAACCAGCTGATAAATCATTTGATACAGAGGTTTCAGAAAGTTGTTTGCGAAGTTACGTGCAATAATCTTCTGACGCTGTTGAGACATGGTAGCCAGCTGTTCAACCATTGCGGCTGAGTTCTGCTTACTAATAGCGTCCTTGTTTAGGCCCTGGCTAAGACGTGAGACGCCTGTGGTGTCCTCTTTGTCCTCGTCTAGCATCTGTATTGTCTGAAAGATAAACGGGTTGAGAGGTGCCTGTGGCATTGGGTTGATTGCATCGGGCCTAGAGACATTGACGATGCCGCCTACCCTGTTGTCGATTAACTCGCGTGGGTTACTCAAACCGCCTTTGACCACCGTGTATCTTGGGTTGTTAGTGATCATGGCGTGATCAAGGATCGACCTGGTCAATACGGTACGTGCAGTCTGTATTGGTACGACCTTGGACCCGAAGTTAGACCCGAAGAACGAGTGTGGTATCGGGAGTGGTACGAAAGCACAGAAAGGTTTGTATGTGCACTTCTCTTTGTGAAGAACTACGTTACCAGCTTTAATTACTTTGTACGTCTCAGCGATGCCAGTAGCATCAAGATCGATGTCCACATAAAGCTCATAGCATGTGATAGAGCGTACTTGATCTTGGAAACCTTTAGCATTGAAACCACGGTCTTGACCGATTTCTTCATGCCTTGCCAAAACTTCTGGATCGGTTTCCATTTCGACATCTTCGTGATCCCCAATCTTTGCAATAAGCTCTTCATCGTAACCAGCCTCTCTAAGCTCTGAAATTGTCTTGGTTGTTCTGTGTCCACAAAAGATGACGTCATCTAAAGACTTTGCTTGCGGCTCAATAATAAAT